AGTGTAAGCCATAGCGCGGGCAAGAGCCTTTGTATAGCGAGCAGAAAGTGAGCCGTAAAGGTTATCTTCGATAGCTTCCTCAGTAATAGAGAAACCCATTGCGATAGTCTCGTTAGTGTAACGAGCAGTCCACGCTTCTTGTGCATTGTCATACTCGATAGCAGAACCTTCACCTTTAACAGGTGCGGCGCTAAAGCCTGACAACTTAACTTCTTCCTCGAACGAACGATCAGAAGACTCAGATTCGAAAATCTCAGCAGCTTCGTCACTATACTTCGCGTATTCGAGACCAAATAGGGCGTTTAGACCCGGTAATAGCTCCTTAAGGAGTTGCGCTCTTGAAATAGCCATTTGCTAGTCTCCTATACGCCGGTTGTGTTGTTGTACTGATGCAAATTGATCTTAACGATCAGCTCCACAAAAGTATCAGCAGCGGTTTTAGTTTGATCTACTGTAGCGATAACACGCACAACCAGACCTGCGGTAGTAGCTTCGGACCCTGCTAGTACTGACGCACCAGAGTTTCCTGTAATAGCGTCGCCCGTGCCTGCCAAAACAGACATGTTAGAACCTACCGCAGCTTGAGCCGCAGAAGACATAACGCTACTCACATTAGTTACAGCAACTTTAAATGCTGCCATCGGATCATCAACTACGATAGCAAAAGCTTCCGTTACGGTAGTGCCCGGGTAGTATTGAGCCGGTGTGAACTGACTCAGTGAATTGACGTATTGAACGCCCATAAAGACACCGCTGGGCGAACCCGTAGTAGTGCCAGTAAACTTCTCGATTGTGCCTGCCGCTACGATTTTAACCAAATCACCGGCATAGATAGCTGTATTGTAAGTGCTCGCAATAGGAATAAGGCGAGTGGCACCTGCATAAGGCATACCATCTATACGGTTAATTGGCTCAAAGCCGTAGGGAGCGTTGACTGTTGGATAAGCCATTATATGTAACTCCTAATTTTTAAGTTAGCCTTTGCCGAAAGTAACCTTCGTTTTCCTATCGTTAAATAGGGGCATACGAGGGTCATTCTCACGCATAAGACTGTTATCAACAGATTGCATCTGCGTAGCTGCCTGATTGTTATAGTAGGCAGTTCGCTGCTCAATCATCTCGTTAGGAGCCTTGCATAGCATTAGACCACCCACAATAATATTGTCCTTAAACCGAGGGTCGTCCACGGCATCAGAGAATATCTCGGGGTGTACCGTTGCTGGTACAGGCTCCCATCCTTCACGCATTTTGGCGGAAACATTAGCCGCATCGGCTACACCCATCATAGACACTCGGACCCAACGATACTGGTAACCTTCTTCAGCAACGGGGTTTGGCAGTGTTTCAGGCCGTACCCATGCTGCTTTGCGCTCAGTTTTCGTGCGGGTTTCAGTTTCTCGATCTAGTCTGTTTGCAGCCATTATTGTTTCCTCATTAATTCAGCAGCCTGTTTGGCGTAGTCTTCCAGTGAAATACCAAGTCTTTTTGCAATAGCAACTTGTGATTGGTTAAGTGTCACCTTCTTCGGTGACGTGCTCCGCGTAGCGGGTGCAACCACATTGCTAGATTTTCTTTTAGTGCTTTCCGGTTCCTCGTCAAATTGATCCGGGAATACTTGTCGCATACGAGCATTAATCTTCTCGTAGTAAGTATTTGATTGGGGGTCTATCCCCTCTTCCTTAAGTCTAGCGTCTAACCCCAATGCAAACGCGGTCATTTCTAACCCGTCGGGAGTTTTTTCACCAAACCAAGAATTTTCTTCCGCCCAAGATACCGCTTGTTCGTCACGAAGTTCTTGAGTTTCAATAGGTTGTTGAGGTACTTGTACAGGAGTCTCTTCCTGCTGTAAAGGAGCGGGCTTAAAGTTGTCTACTTTATCTGCGCGTATTTTAGCGGTTGTAAGGGCTTCTTGTGCGTTTATTAACGCGTCTGGGTCGCCTTCCTCATACGCTTCTTTATACTGGCGCTTAGCGTTCACCATTTCCGCAGCTACGGTGTGCTTAGCTTGATTAAGCAAAGTCTCCTGATTCTTATCAACAGTACCTTTAAGCTTGTTATTCTCTGCAACCAACTGTTTAGCATAGTTTTCCAGTTCGTTACGTTCTCTTAGCGCAGCTTCTTTTACCCTACGCTCGTCGTGATAGCCTTTACTAAGGTGCTTAATACGCCCTTTAACTTTATCAGAGTAGTTTTCTAACTCTTCATCGGTCACTTCTTCTGGAGGCTTAGAAGGCTTGCGTCCTCGATCTGCTACAGGCGTATCATCTTCTATCTCTATCTCTAGCTCTTCCGACTTGGGTTCCTTATCTGGAACCTTCATATCTTCTCGGCCTACAGCACCTTCTACTTCAAGGCCATTATCCTCTTTTTCTTCTAAGTCTACCGTTATCGCAGTAGACTTTGAATCTGAGTCAGGGAACTCATACTCTACTTGTTGCATAGCCATACCTTACTCCTTAAGCACGCGTGACAACACGCGGATCAGCAACGACTGCTTCAATAGAGTCGTCGTTCATTAAACGATATTCTTGGCTTCCCACCTTAAAACGCGTACCAGTGTTAGCTCGGAACATCACGTAGTCACCCACTTCACACCACGGGCCATTAGGAAAACGCTCTTTGTCGGAATACGCTTGCTCCCCTAACTCAATAACTGCACCCACAGTAGATAGGATATACTCCTCCCGCCGCGTAGAGTCTGCCTTAAGAAGCCCGCTAGCCCCGTAAGTCTCATCTACATTAGGGAGTGCAATTAACACCCGATAGCCCACGGGCCTCGGAATCTGTGCCTCTAGCTCTTCCGCAGACGCTTCTTCTGCTTCTATATTACTTTGGCGCTTTATCTCTAAAGCGGTCATAGCTGTTTCAGCGGTTGCACCTACCCCATTAACCGTTATAACTTCATTCATCGTCATCTTCCATGTAGTTACGCGAAAGGTCGCCTACTTCTCTTAATGCAGCGTTTAGACCTCGAATCACACCGCACACCTCCTTATACTCGGCAAAGTCTTTAGGACCACCCGAGGTTAAGAATTCTTCGCTAGAGCCTTTAAGCTCTGTAAGTTTTAAATTCAGCACGTCAAAGACGGTTGTAGCCATTACTTACTACCTCTTACTTAGCTTTCTTCTGTGCCGTAGCCGACAAGTCTTTTAGGTGAAATAACTTCACACTACCTTTAGTATGACTTTTCCCACTGTGCAAAGTGCCATCAGCCATCTTGTGTGAATTACCTTTAAATTCAGTTCCGTCTCTTTTGTAATGCTTAACACCTTTCATGTTATCTATCCCTCTCTATACGGTCTAGGACAGCGAGTGCGTTTACAAGATTCAACACTGACTGAGCGTATTTCATTGCTTCGTCTGGATTAGTGGCTCTTTCCGCTGTTGATACAAGTTTTTCTACTGCTTCTTCTATTTTCTTCTTCATAGGGTTCTAACTCCTGTGGTTTTAAGGTTAATGTTATCTATCCTCTCGGTTATCGCGGGCAGCTTCAGCTCTGTCCCGTTGTGCTTCGGCTTCAGTGCGGTCGTTCTCTATCCGTATTTTTGCAGCGTCCATCATTGCCTTGGCTTCACCTAAGTCATTCTTCGCCTGCGCTTGATCGTTCTGCGAGGCTATGCGGTTTGCTTCAAGGGACGCGGTAGTTGTAGCTTTCTGTGTATCTAGCTCTAGGCGAGCCGCATCGAGTTGTGTATCCGCTTGATCTTTAGCAGCCTTCCGTTGTAGTTCGCCCTGCTTAAGCTGTAGCTCGGCTTGTTGCATTTGAACAATAGGGTCTTGCGCCTGTTGTTGTGCTTCTTGCTGCGCCTGTTGTTGTTGGTGCTGCTGCGTAAGTTGAATAGCTGCTTTCGCCTGAAGCTGAGCAATTTGTATTTCAAGTTCTTGCGGCATCTCTTCGTTCGGGACAGGTAGTGGTGCGCCTATGGTTTCTTCAATCTGACGGCGGTACATAAACGCGGTATGTTCAGCTATATGTGATTGCAGTTCCCCCATAATTTGATTTGCTAAAGGATTCTGCCCAATAGTCTGAGCGATCATTGGGTCTTGCATAAACGCTTGGTGCGTAGCGATATGCGCTTGATGGTCTTGGTACATAAACGCTTTAATAGGATTGCCTACTAGGGCATCCATGTTTTCGCTAACCGGATCAACTGGGTGCATATCGTCATCAGTTGGTACTAGCTTATCCGCATTCTTAACTCCTAAAACCTCAATCATCTGGCGATGAAGCTGGGGTAAGTCGTAGATTTGGGGGGCGGCCTGCGCCATCTGCATAACAGTCTGATACTGCACAACGCGTTGTGCCATCGTACTGCTATTAGGATCACTGACGGGAATCACTTCCACCGTGGCATAGTCGGCTTGTCTAGCCCTAGGTTCGCCACGGTCAGGCACATACATATAGTCTATCGGTGCATACTCGGCAATGATCTTACGCAGGAGTTTAAATTCCTGTTTCATTGCGTAATGGACACGGGATTGGACCGCAGCCATTGGCTTGAGAGTACGCTCTAATAGCGCAAGAGTGGTTCCAACAGGTGCATTCGCACTCATGTCAGAGATATTCATGTCGGATATAGCCCCTAAACGGCGACCTTCCTCAGTAATCTTGTTTAATAGTGCCAATAGCGTCTGGCTAGGCTCTTTATAGGGTAACGGAAGGATATTGTCCCGTATTGACCCACTAGGTACGTCCACGTCACGGAACTCGCCCGGTCCGATGGGTGTATCGTCACCCTTAACCCGCAATCCACGAGACTTTAAGCCTCCCGGTAGGTTAGAAAGCGTACCTGCGTCAACTAATTGGCGAATTAGAGACGTTCCCGCCTTAGCGTAGCCTCCAATAATGTGAATTAAACCAAGACCATAGAAGCCAAACCCCGGTACGTACACGTAATGCACGAAATGTTGACGTTTAAGCGTCAATCCATCGTCAGGATTCCAGTTACGGCGGATACTTAACACTGTATTAGTGCCGCGCTCTACCGTAACGACGTAAGGTAGCGCTATTTCTAGCCCCTCTTCGGCTTCTTCGCCCAATCCATCGATAATTAGGTCAGCATGTATCTCGTACAAGCAGTAGCGCTCATCATCGCTAAGAGAAAACCCGCCTTCTTCGGCTTTTTTCTCCTCAATGTCGCTGTGATATGGCTCGGGATCGCCCAGATCAGTGTCCAGATAAAACCCAACCGCCTGTAATTTGACCAATTCGTTCTTAGTTTTACGCATAACGTGCGTAACCCGCTCGGCTTGCTCTATGTTAGACGCGCCATAAGGGACAATTACGTCCTCAGCAGGTATGTATATAGCCACTTGACGGCCTAGATTAGGGTCGTAATACACCTTTTTGAAGGCTGAACCGGCTAAACCTAGGCTATATAGCATCCTTTCATGCTCGGGGCGGTACTCCGTCATTACCTCAGTCAGCTCGTAGTTCATGTCAGTCTTGACACGAAGGGCTGCATCTTCCTTCTCGCGGGTGATCTCACCCAGAATCTTAGTTTGTACTGGGCCTGCCGCAGGAAACGTCTCGCTCATGGCTTCAGCTTGGAAGCGAATAGCCGCTTCGGCCAAAACTGTACTGTAAACGCCACACGCGTCTTCCCACGGACTAGAGCGTTGCTCCATTTTCATGCCAATGGTTTCTAGCCCTTTAACAAAAGTATCTGCCCACTCTTTGCGTGAATTAACATCGGAGTCAACTGAACCAACCAGATCGTTAGCCAACTTAGTAAGTGCTTGGTCATCGAGGTACTCAGCAAGGTTGGCATCGAACGGTGCGTCGTCTAAGTCTCCCGATTCTTCCCCGAAAGTAATCTCAACACTGCCGTCTTCCAGCACTACTTCAACGCCTTCGTCAGACATGACATCTATAGCTATCATGGCTTCGCCTTCTTCCATGTCCTCGATGCCTTCTGGCAAGTCGTATAAACCCTTTTCAATAGCCATCTATAATTCCTCTTTGCCCCATTTTTGTAGTGGGCACCACGCATCTATTAGCCAGACTTTAGCAGGCATAAAGCAACCGCATTGTTTGCATATTTGTATTTTCTTTATTAGTTCAGGGCACTCCGCACATATACTTTGACGCTTTGCGACCGCTGCCTGCCGTTCACTAAGCTTTATATCCATTAATAGTAGCCGCCAGTTCTACGCTTAAAGTATTGTTGCTCTTCTGCTTCGTCCGAAGGTAAGCGAATAAAGCCTCCCTGCCTAAACCGCATAAGGGCCATGATAGTGCAGTCAACAAGGTCATCGTTGCTCCCGAACGGAAACGCAGCCACTTCATCCACTAGCACCTCAGCCCACCGCGTGCGAGGAACCCAGCAAATACCGGATAATACTATATCTGCTACAGAGTTCAATCTTGCTATTTTGTCCCCTGAGCCTCTGTGGGGAGTGTAGTCAGTAACCGGAATTCCCATTCTACGCATTTCTTGGTATAGGGGTGTACCATTACTTTTTTTCTCTACGATAAACGCATCCGGCTGCTCGTCAGCATAAATCTCTTTCGCCCGCTTTTTAAGCTCAGGGAATTCTAAACGCTCCTGTATAACATCTAATAAGATGATGTTATACGCCTCCTCTTCCTCGTTCATAAACACCCCCCAGCGTGTGATGCCCGTATAGTCAGCGCGGTTATTTTTCTCCGCTGCAGCATCTAAAGTAACAATAACGTACTCACACGTAGGGGGTTCCTCTTCCTGCCATTCCCGCCAGTACTCCCGCTTAATAATAGCGGCTTCTTCTGCGGTGGGGTGCTGCTGGTACTGGGAATTCCACTGGAACAGGGGCATTGAAGCTTTGGTTCGGTGGAGTGCGGCTAAGGTAAAGAACTCAGGCCAGAGCGGTTTCTCCTTTATCCTCGATTTCTTCAGCGCACTTATAGGTATCGGGCTATCTGAGGATACTTCAATCTCGACAGGCTGCATGAACCCATCCTCATCAGCCTGCTCTTCTACAGTTACGTAATAGTCTTCTGGTATTTCAAACACAGCAGGAAATTCAACAACGTGGTATGTATCAGCCTCGTCGTTAGTCGCCATGTCTCGGACTAGCCGCCCCGTCAAGTCATCCATATGCCATCTTGTCTGGACTACCGCTACCCTTCCCTTCGGCATGAGTCGAGTACGCGCTCCGTAGGTAAACCACTCGTAGGCTTTCTCAAATACTCCGAAATTACCGTTAATTACGTCTTGCTCCGAGTGAGGATCGTCAATAATGAGCAAATCCGCACCACGGCCCGCAATCGAGGAGCCTATACCACAGGCGTAGTACTCGCCGCCCGCGCTTGTGTTCCACCGGCCTGCCGACTTACTGTCACTAGACAGCCCTACGTTAGGGAATATCTTCTGGAATTTCGGGGAGGAGATGAGGTTACGCACTTTACGACCAAAATCTACTGCCAAGTCCGTAGTGTGCGACACCATCATTACTTTTTTAGTGGGGTTACGTCCTAAATACCACGCTGGGTAGTACAAAGACGTTAGAATACTCTTGCCATGACGAGGTGGCATGTTCACCGCCGCTCTATCCTTGCCCGTTGTCGTGCCATCTTCGTGTTCAGTTAGGCCACCTTCCAACTCCATAAAAAGATCGGCTAGTATCCTGTGGTGTTTCCCAACAATGTAGTCCTCTTGCATGTAGCAGCAGAAAGCAATCAAGTCATTGTACGCCCCGTCTATCGTGTTCCGCTCCTCCAGAGCCTCTAAGTTCTCCAGTATCTCTGTAGCTTCCGCTTTAGAGTAGCTGTCGATGTTTTTAAGTAGGAGGTCGATTTCTTCGGGGGACAGGGCATCGCCCGCTAGGTCAGCGGGTTTTGGTTTGGGTAGGATATTTTCTGGCGTTACGTCAGCTTGGGCTTTCATGCTCTTCTTCTTGCTCATCTGCAAAGATGACTTCGCCTTCAGGGCTGATAGATTTCTTTAAGGTCAGCAGCTTTTCCTGCAACTTATCTCTAAGCTCTTTGCTAGAGCGGTGTGTAACCACCACTTCCTTCTTCTCAACAAATAAACCTACGTGGCCCATTTTGCCTAGTAGCTCCAGTGCGCGGATACGGATGCGCCCATCAGGGTTTTCAGTCTCTAGTACTAGCTTGTTGACCACGGTGTTGCGCACCTCTGCGGCATTATTCGCAACTAGAGCGCCGAATTCTTCGAGTATGTGGTGGGTTTGGATAAGAGAGGCGCTTGTTAGTGTGGCGAGGCGGGAATCAGTTACCTCTTTAGAAGTACGCTCCATGTCTTTTGCGTAAGCCATAGCCAGCGTAGCGGCAATATCGTTATCAATCTCGCTAGGTTCACCGGCAGATACACCGTGTTCTTCAAGCTCAGCAATCGTTTTACACGCGGCTGCAGCACGAACAGCTAAGTCCATGTAGTTTACGTTTTTAGGAATCTCGATGCCGAGTTCCGGGGTTAGCTGTAAAGCCATAGTGCCTTCGCGCCAGTGATACTGGGATAGGCGAAGTATGCCGAGTTTGTTATTTTTTTGCAAAAAATTTTTTTAGAGGCGGGTTTCGAATTTTACTATGAAAAACGTGGGGAAATGCAAAAGATTCGTCTGGATTAGTATGTATACACGCGCTGGCGAGCCTTCGGAAATTTGGGCCGTAGGGTAGGGGGTGGGTTAATCCCATGGCAAACCAAAAAGGATGGCGGGTTTGCCATGTTTTTTGGTTATCGGTTTTCAAACACTGGCAATATTCCCGTCAATTCCCTAATATGGGAACCATCAGAGCGAAGCAGCGTCAACGGCGCATACAGTTTTGATTCAATGGAGTAACAGTATGACAATATCTAATATTGTAACCGCAGCAGCAGCCAATAAGGCTGTCAACGTAGCACTTACCACAGCACGCGTAGAGTTCGCTGAGTATGGTGCATCGACTAGTAAGCTAGCGAAGGCGAGTGATGCGCAAGATGCGACTAGGGCAGCGCTAGTAATAGCGCTGAATAACGCTAAGTGCCCAACACTTCCAGCTTGGAATGCAGGCGATGCAGCAGTTAATGCCGTAGCCGCTTTGATCATCGCAGGTATGTCGACAGCACATCAGAAGCTGGTAGGCAATTCCATTCGTATGGGGGACGCTAAGAAGGCCCATTTTAGGGGCACTGAGTTAACCGGCGAGAAACTTAAAAAGGCGAAGGTCGCCTTCGAAACCAAATGGAATGCAGAGCAGGGGGCTGCATATTTAGTGAAACGAGTTATCAGGGTAGCTTATACCGCTCTCAAGTCGGCGCTGGATAATCCGGCGGCACCAGCAGGCGAGGGCGATAAGAAAGGCGCTAAGCTGAAAGGCGATAAGGTAGTTTATACCGCTACACAGAAAGCATTCGCTGCTTTTGTTATCGCTCATGAGGAATTGGGGGGCTTAGAGAAGCCTACTGAGAAGCAGGTAGACTGGGCAATACGCGCACAGCAACTGATAGATGAGGTGACAGCAGAAAGCAAAGAAGTTGCGAAGTTTAAACGCAGCAAAACAGAAGCCTCGATACGGTTTATCAAAGCCAAGTAGTTCACTAGGGGCCATGGAAGGCCCCATCTTTTAACCTTAATAACTTGGAGTAGATAGTATGACTAAGAATCAAAAATCACTTAGGTGGCACCGTCGCCGAGCGTACAAAAATATGGTAGGCACGCATTGTATGATTGACCTCGAAGCGGGTAACTGCAATGAGACAGTTGTCAAAATGCTAAAACGTAAAATCCACGATACTTATAAAGTAGAATGGATTAAGAAATGAGAAACTTTCTTAGCGAGGTAGCATCGGCTGCGGTTGTAGCTGCGCTATTGTTGTTTGTACTTTGGAGTTTCTTTGTAGCTTAATCTTGCCCCGTCTGTTAATTCAGATGGGGCATTTTTTTGCCTGCAATTTGTGCAAGCCGATACCAGTAGTATTC